ACACTACCCACTTTTGTTAAACACTTGAATAAAGATGGTTTAGCTTAACAAATTAAAATCAACCTTGCACAAGAAGCATATTGCATTGAAGGTGATTTTAGTAGTTATGATAGCTCTTAAGCTAGATGGTGTTAGTAGATAGAATAGTTCACAGTGGATATAGCTAGTAAAAACTAGCCGTTAGTATCAGAAATCTGGAGAGCCATTGTTAACCAGCCAATGATATTGAAAGGCAATTGTTTTCAAATAATGGCCAGTTATGCAAGAGCTTCTGGAGACAAATCTACTTCATGGGGAAACACACTACTTACACATTTGTTTGTGTAATATTCAATCGCCCACATGTTAGCTGGTCTTGGTGCAGGTGAACAATCTAGTATCGAGTACTGGTTAGCCATATGTTCATCTGAAGGAGATTTAACCACTTACATAACTAATGATGTGAACACTAAAGTAGAAGGAGATGATAACGCTATACCTAACACCCAACCCTATTTATTAGAGAAGTATTTACAACAAACAGCGGAATGGTTAGGGTTCAACCTCACCTCACAAACTACAACAGGCGTTGGTTAGAAGTTTTGTAAATTCACTGTTAACCAAAATTCTGATGGTTCAGTTGAAACTTGCAAAGACTTCTCATCCACGTTCATTAAACATGGTCTAACCACTAAAGTCAAATATTAAATCGGGTCTGTGCAAGAAGCAGCTTTAATCCAAAGCAAAGTGTTATGTATGGTTAATAGTTACGATTAGAACGATAGTATAAAAGCATATGCTAAAGCAATTATCAACACATTACCCAAAAATCGTAGATTCGTTGATACAGACAATTTCGTGATAACCAAATTTTCTAAATTTGAAAAGGTTGTAAAGGATTCTGGGATGTAGTTACATGAGAACACTATTATTAATGAAAGAGGACTGAAGTGGTCATATAAAGACTAAACCGGTGATGTTATGAAGAAATGCTGTAATGAGTTAGATTTTATTACCATGAGAATAAGACACAACACAGCTAACTATGGACCTACTCCGCAAGCCAGGAATATTCTATTACACCCTGGTGATTATCCATACTTAACATAGTCTTTATAAATCAAGAACAAGAAGCCCCAACTCAGGAAGAATTTTACTAATTATAATAGAGTTATTATGACATGCCCAATTAAAGGTGTCCAGTCTATGGCTTATTAACATCATATTTAAAATGATGAGCTTTTCTAACACTCTGCACTCCATTAAGTGGTTGTGCAGCGTCCAAATATTTTTATAGAATTTGTACGAGTTATGTTAACAGCGATCGAGAATTTCGCTAAGAATTTAGTAGTTGACGACGAATTCCTTAAGGATGTTGATATACACAACAATGATGGAGACGTTATAGCAGTAGCACCAGCAGTCGTGTGGGTGAATTAAAAAGAACAAAAAATAATTATGGCCAATTTTCAGCTTCTTGCTGAGAACGGTATAATATCTGCAGTTTCTGGTGAATTGTATAGAGACTATTAGAAATTTAACAGACTTAAAGCTAGAGGTGAGGTTAAGTTGATGAC